TTAGTGAAGTCCATTTTAGTAGTCATTATATTATGATACTATTATATCTATAATTCCCAAATATATTTATATCAATTTTTTTTTTAATATCACTTTTTTCTAATCATTTTTATATATGGCGCTGTCTTATTGAGTTCTATTGATATTTTTTAATGATGAAAAAAATATTAATATAAAATTGATAGAAATATTTTTAATTATTATTTTAGAATGACAAATAAAGAATAATAAAAATTAATGTATAGATATGAAAGAAATAAATAATTTTATTGATATTATTTATTATGCTTACATGAAATCAGGACTCAATATAAAGAAAAATAAATATAAAAAAGATACATATTATAAATGTAAAGTTACCGAATTTATTTATATCACATCTTTTGTTAAATAATATATTTGTCATTATTAGTAAATTTTTTTGTGACAATTAATCATTGTATTAATATTTTTTTCATCATTAAAAAGTATCAATAGAACTCAATGAGACAGCGCCAACATTAAAAGTATTGTTTCATCAATATTATTATCCCACTTTAACCCACCAAATTTTTTTTTATTTGCTCTTGATTTATAATATTTTAATGTATTATAAATATTATTATTTGTTGCTAATTTATAATTTTCATATTCTTCATCTGTCATATTTGCTCGTTTTTTTGCTATTATTTGTGAAGTTCTTTGTTTATTTTTATCAAAATATTCATCACCATATAATACTTTTGCTCGTGCTTTTGATAATTTATCTGCAAGTTTAAATTTCTCTGGGTTGATTTGTTTTTTTTCTCTAATTTTTTTTGTTGTTGTTCGCGTGTTAGACGTTTATAAGTTCGAACTCCATTTTTTCGCTGTTCTTTTTCTTTTGCACATCTTTTGAGGCGACAATCTGAACAATATATAAAATCCATATTTTCCATTGTGGTTCCACACGAAGCGCAACAATTTTTTGAATTTAGTGTTTCTCTTAATGTTTTTTTCGGGTTGTGCTATATGTATTATGAATATTTATTTTAGTATCACACTCAGTGCAGTAGTTTTTGTCTGCTTCAATAACTGTGGCACGAATTCTTCTATGACCTTTACAAACATTTTTGCCTTCAAAAATTAAATCAGCACGAGTCATATGCGTTAAATGTAATGCGCAGTATTTCTTTTTATCTTTTCCAATATATTTACCGCAATTAATTCTGGCTACTTTATTAGTTTCACAAATATAACATTTGTCATTCACAATCTTTTTTTTATGTGTTAAATCATTACATGTATTGCATATTGTATTTGTATCAGAAAAAAACTCATCAATTAAATATTTTTTACATTTAACGCATCTATCTAATAATTCTTTAGTATATCCACTATTAATATATTCTTGATATTGCTCATGATATACTGAACAATATTGACGATTATCTGGAATTTTTACAGAACATGCGTCATCCTTATCAGTAATAGCTGCACAAAGTTTAGTATTTGCCATTTTATAATATATATAATTTAACTAAAATGTTAGACAATTCAATTTTTATTTTCATAAAAATTTAATAAAATAATAATAATAATTTGTTTGTTTGTTTGTTTGTTTGTTTGTTTGAAAAAAAATAGCATACCTATCACAAGCAAACCCGATATCACTTAATTGCTGTATGCGAGCCCAGCCATACCACTCATAACGCGTAAAACATTATAATTTACAGCAAATACATAGTATTTTGTGTTAAGCGCGATGTCTAATTTAAGACCTGCGCCATTTGCTCGGAGATTATCTCCAAAAGTCATATTCATAATAGTTGAGTCAATACGCGACAAATTTGTTGTTCCGGATGGTTGGTGTTTCTCCGGGTGAAGTGCGAATGAATAAGAATTGATACCATCCGCGGGGGTTCTAGTGTGATGATTTTGAGTTTGATAATAGTTAAAGTAAGAACCTGCTTGAACTGAGAATCGGTCATGACCATTGAGTTGGATATTGCCGCTAACAAGTGGGTTACCTTTACCATCGAGGCGGAGACCATAGTTGTTAAATTGAGTGACAGTGACATCCGCGTGAGTAACAAATGGCAGCGCCGAGCTCGAACGGTTGTCAAAATCAACATCTTCAACGGGGACAGATACATCATTTAGACTTAGACGATGAGAAACACTTACGCAGTTAATTGATGAAACAAGACCAGATGAAGGGTCAATAGTGACACGAACACGGGCTTCATCAATGAAATCAAGTAAATCACAACCATTTGCACCATAAAATACGGGTTGAGTTGCGCCTTCATAAGTATCAACAACAAAAATATAAGTGTGTGTGCTTTCTGCAGCATCATGATTCACAACTTCGACTTTAATACGATTATAATGATTGCTATAAACGCGACTTTCATGTGATATACTAGTACGGCCTGCATTTGCATCAGAATGAGATGACGAACGAGAAGGAGCAGAAACATCCGCAGTTGAAAAGCAGTTATATTCAGTTACATTATGGAGAGCAAGGCCAGTAGATGATGTTGCAACATGGTCAGTGCCGGGATCTCCACGAATGAATACACAGCTTTCAGCTAAGTTCTTTGCGGCGGCATCAAGTGCGGATGTCGACCATGCATTATCATCATTGGTATAGCATAAGAATGAACCACGGCCATTTGAAGCAAGCGAAGAACCATTGCTTGAACCGTTGAAAGCACCAAGGCGAAGGCACCAAATAAGTTCTTTAGTGGGATGATTATATTGTAATTTTTCATTAGTGCGATAAGTGGAAGAATTTCCGCCGCCAATGTTTTGTTCGCCAGTGAATTGAACTTGTTCAATGAGATATTCGTGACCAAGTTGAGCATATTTGCGACGTTCGCCAGCTTCGAGATAAACATAGTCAATAAGAATGCTAGCATCAGACATAGCATAACCAGTCATGACAGGAGCAGATGGACCAGTCCAGTTCATCAAGAGTGAGACATCGTTATACCAGATATCCATGCGAACTTCGTGATATTGTAGAGCAATAAGTGGTAGAGAAAGACCATAATTGCGGCAGAACCAAAATTGAAGTGGAATGTATAAATCATATGCGGGGAGAAGAACTTCACTTCGAGAGCCAGAAGCAAGAGTAGTCATTTCGGGGACATCACCAATCATCGCAAGATAACCTCGCTCACTTTCGACCGTGTGAGTGAGTTCCCAATAAATATCAAGCCAAGTGCCGACATGTTTATCAATTTCCATACCACCGATTTTCATTTTAACTTCACGAATGAGCGCATGACCTAATCGGCGAACCCAAGCAACACTTGTGGCACCACCATTAAGAACATCACCACGAATTTGGGGCATTTTAACACGAAGACAAGAGCGAGCAGCTAAATCACCATTTCGTTGAATTTGAACGGTATCCATATTACCAAAACGAGAATTTGCGAGTGGTTGTTCAATTGCTTCCATTGCAAAATTTGTGTATCGTCGATAAATTACTTTAAAAAATGTAATTTGTGGCTTTCCAGTAAGATATACATCTTGGGCACCATTTGCGACTAAACTAATAAGACCACCGGACATTATAATTATATTATGAATATAGAAAAAATAAAAATTATTTTTTCTTATATAGTTCCAACAATTATTATATATTTATTCAACTCTCAATAAGTCATATTAATTCTTTTTGATATTTTGTTAAAATTATTATAAAAAATAAAATTAAGATTAAAACACATTAAATTTTTTTAATTAATTCCGGGATTTCATCTAAATTTTTAATAACATAATCTGCATTATTTTCAATAAATGTGTTCTTATTGATGCTCCCAGTTGTTATTCCAACGCTTATAACATTTGCGTTATTTGCTTCTTGAATATCTGCGATTGTATCACCAATTTTTATAACATTATAATCATATAATTTATATTTATCCATAATTTTATATATGCCATCCGGCGCAGGACGTGGATTTATAACACTATCAGTTGTTATTATTTTATTTAATATTAATTTAGAATTATGATGTAAAATTATTGATGTTTGTAAAAAATTAAATCCAGTAGTTGCACAAACATTTTTAATCCCTAATTTTTGTAATTCATATATTGTATCATAATAATTTTCTGCTAAAATACAATAGTCAGGATTTTCTAATAATTCACATTGAACATCAACAAATTTATTATACATATTATCAAGTGTAATATTGTGTTTTTCTATATTATTTTTAAATTCATGTAAATATGAATTATCTAAAATTAATTTCAAATGAACTTTTTTAGAATGCCCCATAGATTTATTTACTATGTGTTGAAATTTCTTGTCATTATCAAAAGTAAATTTTGTATTTGAATAATAATTAAATGTATTTATAAATGCTTGTAATGGTGCAGGATTTAATCCTTTTTTTGGAAAAATAATTGTTTCATATAAATCAAAAATAACAGTAGTAAGTTTTTTATTCATAATAATATTAATAATTAGTTGTTTTTAAGTAAAAATATTATTATTTTTTATGGTTAAATATTATATTCAAATAATATTTATTATTTTATGGGCGATGATTACAAATATAAATCTGACAAACATCAGTTTAGAGCGAAAAGCAAAACAATTGATGAAATGCACAATGATTATTTAGAAGATTTTAAGAATTTAAATGACAAAAAACCATTAATACTAAAACAAATTAATTTATTAGAAAGAGAATTAAATGAATTAGAAAAAGAAAAAATATCAAATTTAGATTTAGAAAAATGCAGAAAAAAAAATATCATAAAAGAAAAAATAGAAAATTTACAACAAGAGTTTAATAAATCAGATACTAATAAAAATATTGTTGATTATTTTTATAAATGTGGCGATATTATTTATGATTATTATGATTTGACAAATGGCATTTTATACGGCCAAGAAACGGATGATTGTGAAAAACCAAATTCACACATTGAAATTAGCAAAGAATTAATGGAATTAACAAAAAATAATAAAACTAAAAAAGTAAAAAAAGAAATAAGAAAAAGAAAAAAAGAAAATAATGATGATGAAGAAAATAATAATAATTCTATAATGAGTTTTTTTACAAATAATGAAGATAATGAAAATAATAAAAAAATATGTAAAACAAGTTTGCAAAATGAATATTTAACAATTTTTGATATTGATTATGCAGGCAAAACAAATAAAGTTAGTTTAATTAAAGATTGTGACAAATGTAATGTAAAAATGATTTTATTATATAGCGATGCTAAATTAGTATGCCCGGTTTGTGGATTATCTGAAATTATTATCATTGAGACAGATGTACCATTACATAAAGAAACATTTAATGAAAAACCAAAATATCCATATAAAAGAATTGGACATTGTATTGAAAAATTAAATCAATTATTATGTAAAAAAACAGTATCAATACCAAATGAAGTATATGTAAAAATATATCAAGAAATCAAAAAACATTCTATTGAAAAAGAAACAATTTCAGAAGATTTTATTCATAAAGTATTGAAAAAAAATAAATGGGTAATGTTATATGATGATATTAGATATATTTATAGTAAAATAACAGGCAATACACCAGAAACAATTACACGAGAAGAATACGAAGAAGTATTAAAAAGATTTAATATAGCGGATGATATGTATGAGAAAAAATTTAAACCAAAAGACAGAAATAATTTTTTAAAATATACATTTGTATTAAATAAAATATTTTTAAGTATTGATAGACCAGATATTGCTAAACATTTTAAATTATTTAAAAGCACTATTCGAACTAAAAATCATGATAAAGTATGGAAATATATTTGTGATGAAACAGGATGGAAATATTTCAGTTCATAAATTTTTAATAAAATTATGTGCTATTATAAATTAAATATTATTATTATATAAATATAAAAATGAGTGTTAAATTTGGCGATGAACAAAATAATGAACAAGAAAATGAAATTAATATTAATAATGAAAATGAAAATAATATTCCGGATGGATATACAGTAATTGATGCATCTAATCTACCAATTGATGAACCAATACACGGACAAGAATATTGTTTATTTTCATTTATATCACCAGAAGGAGTCATGAATTGTAATGTAAGATTATTAAAATTTAGAGGAGCATATCCAACACTTGAATCAGCAAATGAAAAAGCACGAGAATTAGAAAAAACGGATAAATATTGTAAAATTTTTGTTGGACAGAGCGGAAGATGGCTAGAATTTGATCCACCGCTTACGAGTGTTGAAAACGAAATGACATCTAATAAAGAACATCAAAAAATAATAGACGCGCAACGAAAACAAAGACTCGATAAAATTAATGCTCTTGCAGAAAAACATAAAGAACTTATTGAAAAGAAAGAAAAAGGAGAAAAAGAACGTGCCGACGAAATTAAAAAGATTGCGGTTGCAAGTGCAGAAGTAGATAAACGTAAAGAAGATAAACGCAAAGAAGAAAATAAAAAAGAAGAAGTAAAAGAAGCAAATAATATTGGACAAAAACACGAGGATAAAAAGAAAGCAGGAACAGTAAATCGATTAAAAGAAAAATTAGAAAATATTAAGAATAAGAAAAAATTAGAAATTCTTGAATCGAATGAGGAAAAAGTAAAAAATAATAATGATAAAGATAGTTTAAGTAAAAATATTGATGAATTTAAAAAAAAACTTGAAGAACGACGTAAACAATCAAATTAAATTAAATTAAATAAATTAAACAAGTTGAACAA